TTACCCAGCTTTTCCAAGGCCCGTAGACTATAGTCCATGGTAGTAATATTAAGACTATTACGGTTATGATGCCAGTCCCCCATGAATATTCCAGTATCACACCCTTCCTCTTTTGCTTTTGCAATATACCAATCGACAAATTCTTCACAGTCTTTGTTATGTGTTGAACTGTTCGACTTTAATCCAAAGTGAATATCTGTAAAGCAAGCTGCTTTTTTAAATAAATTACTCATTTACACCCCACTTTAATGCAAACCAATTTCTATCTGCAGGTGTTTTAAACGACATATGAAACGATAATTCAGATTCATATGATAAGGGAGCAGGATTAATTGAAAATCTGTAGTCATATTTTTCTTCAAGTTGTCTAAGATCTAGCATAAGAGAATTCATAGTGTGAGTAGTTAATGTTGCACCTGTATATTTCACGTATATTTCTTCTAACTCATCAATTTTGAATTTCATTATTCACCATTCCCAAATTGTAATACAAACCAGTTTGCATATTTTTCTTCGGAAATAATTAATGATCCTTGGGTACATGACCAGTCTCCTGTTAATGGAACTATCTTACAGTGATACTGCTCTTCAAAGATTCTTTTAAATTCTTTTCCGAACGGAACATTATGCTTATCTTGCACTAGTTTAATTGCTCGATCAACTCTTGGATCTTTTAAATTTATTTTCATTCTGTGTCGTCGTTGTATCTTTTAAGTGCGCTATTGTATTCAGCGTCACCGGTTCTAGTATAACTCGGGTTCATACCGTTCAGTTCTAAAATGTCATCTCGAATATTTTGGTTGCGTTTTTCGATGTTGATAACTCGAACAAAGCTGTTAGTAACGGCTGCTGTAAAATATGCAAATGGATTATCCGATTTACTTTCGTCGAACTGTAAACCGATTTGTGTTAGTTGTAGAATCGCTTGTCCGCGCATTTCATCATTGTAAGTATATCCACGAACATTACCTCTAGTAGCATATCGTTCGCATAGTTTAATCATCATGCGAGCCAATGTATCGGTAATCTTACCGGCATTTTTATCAAAATGCCCTGTTTCTAAATCTCCTTTCCAATGACTCTTGCCTACGCAGATTAATTCGTCATGTTCATCGAATTTCCAATGTTGAAAAGGCGGAAAGTTAACTTTGTCGTGCTTATCTGCGGTACTTTTAGGATTCTTTTTTCTAATAGAATTAGTTGGTATATGCTCAAATGTCATTATTCGGAATACTAAATCAAGTTTATTAACTTTTTTATAGTCTACTTCACATTCTGCCTGTTTAATTTTTTCCCCTTCGGACTTTCTTCTTACATATTCAGCGTCGCCTAATCTCTTTGCTTGGTTCTTTTTTGCTTGAGCTATTGTTCTGATATTGATTTTATCTAAACTTGGCAAAATAATATCATATTGATGATATTCTGGTTTTATAAAACTGCAATACGAACTCTTCGACCTATGAATTTCTAACAACATATCCTTGTTGTTCAAATAATTTACTTTTGGTAACATACACACTACTCCTATTACTGTTATTATAATATACGCACATAAAAAAGTCAAATAAATAATAAGCCAAAAGGAAATATTATGACTACTCTTCAACAATTTAATTCAGGGCAATCTGTTACATCCACCATAGCCACATCAGGTGCAGTCTTTGGTGCTGTTAATAATGCAGTAGGAACCGCATCCCGATTAGGGTCGGCTATTTCGTCTGCGTTATCAACAGGAGATGTAGTTAGTGCAATTCGAAGCATTAATTTGCCCGCAGCAGGAGAAGCAGTTGGGAGCGTACTTAGTGCAGTATCGATGTTTAGTAATACTGATAACCCAAATGATTTTCGTGTGCGTTTAAGTCTTGCGAATTGGTCAAGTTTTACAAATAGTCCTGTTTTAAAACCGTTAAAAGATGCAGGCGGTTTAATATTTCCATATACACCGGCTATACAGATGCGATCAGCTGCAAACTATGGGCATGAACCAACTGTACATAATAACTATCCGGTAACTTATTATAAAAATAGCGACCCAGGTACAATAACTATTGATGCACCGATGCACGTAGAGGATCCCACACAAGCATTATACTGGATCGCGGCCTTACACTATTTAAAATCTTTGACAAAAATGTTCGAAGGATATGACGCATTGGCAGGTAATCCACCGCCCATTGTATACTTAAACGGATATGGAAACTATGTTCTTAAAAACATTCCTGTAGTAGTCGAGTCAGTTACTGCTGAACTTAATGCAGATAGCGATTATATTAGTACAAATGTTGTTGGAACAGAAGCAGGAAACATTTCAAATATTGCAGACTCTGTTGGAGGATTAGCAAGCACGATAGGAGGAGCCATACCTGGCTTATCCGGTATTACTAGTGCAATAAGTAGTATTGCTGGCGGAGTTGGTCAAGTATCTAGTATGCTAAGTGCATACAACATCGGAGACACCGTCAACGGAGGACTTGCGTATGTACCGACAAAAAGCAACTTCAATGTAGTATTGCGTCCTGTATACAGCAGACAAAGTATACGACAATTTAGCTTGGATCAATTTGTATCCGGCGGCTATATTAATAATTATTTCGGATATCTATAATGGCAAACTACTCTAATACTAGTCCGTGGTACAAAACACCAATTGTTAATAATTTTTATTTAGATGTATTAACTATTCGACCTGTAAGTGCAGAACCTGATGATTTTCTTTATACAATTGAATCACAATACACTTACAGACCAGATTTGTTAGCATATGACTTATATGGTATTCCGCAATTATGGTGGGTGTTCATACAACGAAATTTAGATGTGTTACAAGACCCAATTCTTGATTTTGTACCGGGAACATCAATTTATGTTCCTAAAGGTAGTAGTCTAAAAACAGTATTAGGATTATAATATGTCATCATTTACATCGGATTCGGCAACTATATCGAGTGTTGCAAATGCAGTTGGATTATCAGGTGTTTCAAACATAGTATCTGACGTATCGAATCTATTTTCTTCTTTTAGTTCAGGTATAAAAAATATAGGTAATTTAAATTTACCATTACCGAATGATCTATCGACGTATGCAACATATGATTATATTTTAGGTATTGGTGTATTAACAAACGATCAATATAGTAATCCAGATAATACATATATTGCAGGACAACGAATCCAATTAATTTGTAAATCTGCAAATGCAGATCCAAACAATCGAGTTCAGACGCAATTCGGTCAGTTTGACTTTTTTATTGATAATCTTGTATTAGAGAATTTAATAGGATTTCGAATACAAAAAAACAGTTTCGTAACAAAATTATCATTTGATATATATGAACCTTATGCAATGGGCATGTTTGTATTAGCAATACAACAAGCAGCAATTGATGCAGGATGGAAAAATTGGAGAGAAGCACCATTTCTTTTATCTATCGAGTTTAGAGGTAATCAGCAGAATGGCGCTCCTGTGAATATTCCAGGAACATATCGTTACATTCCATTTCACTTCGGTATGATGCAAATTACTGCATCAGAAAAAGGCACGATTTATAATTGCGAAGCATATGGATGTAACGGAAAAGCATGGACTGAAGAACATGCAAAATCAAAAAGTGATGTATCAGTAAAAGGAAAAACTGTACAAGAAGTATTACAAACAGGTGAAAAAAGCCTACAAGCAGTTTTAAATGCAAGAGCAGCACAGTTTGTACAAGATGGTACAGATAGCACACCTACACAATATATTATCACATTCCCCGAACAGCCTCAAAGTTCAGCAAACTCTAAACCGAACGATCTCGTTTCGGGATTAACTGCAACAATTTCACCTAGTACTGCTATTAATGGGTCAGACTTATCATCTATATTAGGATTTGGATCTAATCAACAAACAGGACAACCGACAGTACCATGTAATGTAATTGGTAAAGCATCGATGGGGTTTGGATCTGATAGAAAAGCATCTGCTCCGGTTAATATGGACGGCTTAGTATATGATCCTAAACAGGGCGGGTTCGATCAGTCAAAGAATACAGCAGATCCTACTGAAAATAATATGACATTCGCATCAACCCAACATATTGATCAGATTATCAATAATGTCATTATACAGAGCTCATACCCTAGTCAAGCATTAGGTGAAGGTGCAGTCGATGAACACGGAATGAGAGTTTGGTGGTGTATCGACACTCAAACGTATTTCATTAAAGATGATGAAAATCTTGCTAAAACTGGTATTACTCCTAAAGTTATTGTGTATAGAATCCTTCCTTATAAAGCCCATGCGGGTGCAATGTCTGCACCTAATACACAACCGCCTGGCTATAACAATATTAAAGCTCAAGTTATAAAAGAATACGATTACATATACACAGGATATAACACAGAAGTATTAAACTTCAACATAGATTTTAGTACAAGTTTTGCCACAATGATGGCTGCAGATAATTTAACAAGATCTCAAGATGTGCAAACTGCTAAAATGTTTGGAACTGGAGTTTTTGAAGCATTTAGTTGGTTAAGTTCAATTTTTTCTTTTATTAAACCATTTTTTACTGGGAATCTTCCATCGTCGACTCCAGGAGTATTACCTTCGCAAACACGATATACTAACACAAGTACATCTACCGGGAATAAAGGCGGTGGTGGACAAGAAAATGCTGATAATGTAGGTGGAAGAAACTTTTTTGATGCTATATCGAACGGTTATGAAATGGTTGATTTAAAAATAACAATTCAAGGAGATCCGTATTGGATAGCACATAGCGGTGTTGGTAATTATACCGCAACTCCTACCCAGTACAAAGATTTAAATGCAGACGGTACTGTAAATTATCAAAACAGTGAAGTTGATATATCCGTAAATTTTAGATGTCCTCTTGATATCAATCAAGCAACTGGTTTGTATAATTTCGGTGGTAATAGTAAAGTTGCTCCAGTTGTACATTTTAGTGGATTATATCATGTAAATCAAGTTATTAGTAATTTCAAGGACGGTAGATTTACACAAGAATTACATGGTTATAGACGACCACAGCAAGAGAATCCACATGTTGGATCATTAAGCAGTCTATTCAGCATCAAGAACATTGTAAATTAATATGAATAATAGAAATATAGATTATGCACCGAAAGATTCATCGCACGAAGGGATTCGGTCAGGCCCGTATCTTGCAAAAGTTGTAAGTCATCTCGATCCTACATATATGGGAGTTTTAGAAGTAGAACTCCTAAGACCAGTTGGCAACCAAGCAAGGACACAAGGACAGTTACATCAGGTTAAAATGATGACGCCATTTTACGGTGTTACTGGTGTCGATTATGTAGGTAATCAAGACGACTACAATAATACTCAAAAAAGTTACGGAATGTGGTTTGTTCCTCCTGATGTAGGAACATCGGTAATGGTAATTTTTATCGACGGAGATCCTAAAAGAGGATATTGGATCGGTTGTGTACAAGATGAAGCAATGAATTTTATGGTCCCTGGTATTGCTGCAACACAGTATGTAAGTAATGGCTCGGGTCGACTGCCTGTTGCAGAATATAACAAAAAAGTTAACGACAAACCGATACCTGATGAATCTAAAATTACTAAGCCTAAGCATCCATTAGCTGATGTGTTTACAGCACAAGGATTACTTAAAGATGATATTCGAGGTATAACCACTAGTAGTGCAAGAAGAGAAGTGCCTAGTATGGTATTCGGTGTATCAACTCCTGGACCGTTAGATAAAAGATCCGGATCAAAAACAGGAACGATTGGAAAATCGGAAAATAGTGCTAACAACGCATTTGTAAGTCGGCTCGGAGGATCTACGTTTGTCATGGACGACGGAGATGACAAATTTTTGCGTAAAACTTTTGCGAATTCAGGACCTCCTGATTATGCGTCTGTTGCACAAGGCGAAACAGGTGGACAGCCGACTATTCCGCACAACGAATTAATAAGAATTCGTACTAGAACCGGTCATCAAATACTTCTTCATAATAGCGAGGATTTAATTTATATAGGAAATGCAAGCGGTACAACTTGGATAGAATTAACTAGTAACGGTAAAATTGATATTTTTGCACAAGATAGTATTAGTATTCATACAGGGAACGATTTAAATGTAACTGCAGGAAGAGATATTAATTTTTCTTGTGCCGGAGACTTTAATGTTAATGCTGGTAAAAATGTTAAGATTACATCTGGCTCGGACTTACAAGTAAAGGCAGGTGCTAATGGATTAATAACGGTTGGCGCAATGATAGGGTTAACTGCGGGTGGAGCGATTGCAGGTTCGGCTCCGACAATTAGTTGGAACGGAGGAACAGCTCCTTTACCGGCAACAGTTGCACCGAAACCTGTTAGAATACCGCAACACGAACCATGGAATCAGCACGAAAATTTAGATCCTAAATCGTTTATTCCAAGTAAGACGCAAGCATCGACGAGCTCGCCGTCAACATCGGCGCCTTCGTTCTTCCAGAAACCTACTACAAAAGTAGATCCATTTTCAAAAACTAGGAGTGCAAAGAAATGAGCTCAAATTCCAACCTTTATAATAAAATTTCATTAAATCCTGCAAAGAAAGCATCTGTAAGTACGATTGCTCCAAAAACATATCGAGGATTTAGTACAGTTAGTAAGGATACTGAAAATTTTAATCTTTTTGACTTTCAGCTAATACAACAAGATTTATTAAATCACTTTCATGTTAGGCAAGGTGAAAGATTGATGAATCCTACATTTGGAACAGTTATTTGGGATCTATTATTTGAACCGTTAACAGATGATATTAAGTCTATTATAACAAAAAATGTTGATAACATTCTTAATTATGACCCTCGTATTTCTGCAAGTCAAATTATAATAACATCGTATGAAAGTGGAATACAAATCGAATGTATGTTAACATTTTTACCATATAACATAAGTCAATCGATGCAATTGCGATTCGACCAATCTAGCGGATTGTTAGTAGGATAATATACCCATATAATTTATTCGATAAATATAGATATTAGGACATAGTATGAGCTCAACTGATAGACAGAACAATCTTTTAATAGCGGAAGATTGGCAAAAAATTTACCAATCATTCAAGAACGCAGACTTTGAAAGTTACGACTTTGACAACTTGCGTCGAACAATGATAGATTATATTCGTACTAATTTCCCAGAAGATTTTAACGATTATATTGAAAGTTCAGAATACTTAGCATTAATTGATCTTATTGCATTTGTAGGACAAAGCATTGCGTTTCGTATTGATTTAAATGCTCGAAATAACTTTTTAGAATTAGCCGAGCGAACAGATGCTGTCTTACGTTTAGCTCGTATGATTAGTTATAATCCTACACGAAACATTGCAGCACAAGGATTATTAAAATTTAGCACAATTGTTACTACAGAAAATGTAATCGATAGCAATGGTCTTAATTTATCCGGCCAGACTATTTCTTGGAACGATCCATCTAATACTAATTGGTACGATCAGTTCATAAAAGTTATGAATGCCGCATTTCCTTCTACTCAACAATTCGGAAATCCTGCAGATAGTGCAACAATTTATTCCATACCTACCGAACAATATCGCTTTAACAGCAATATTACAGGAGTTCCTGTTTTTTCATTTACCAAAACAGTTTCGGGTAATAATACAAATTTTGAAATCACAAGTACAAGTTTCAAAGGACAAAACTACATTTATGAAGAACCTCCTAAAACTGGAAATACATTAGCATGTATCTATAGTAATGACAGTATGGGACCAGGAAGTCCAGGAACTGGATTCTTTTTAAACTTTGTACAAGGATCGTTAAATCAAGGCACATTTACTATTACTCAGCCAAGTAGTAATGAGTCAATTGATATTAATGCAAATAACATTAATAATAATGATGTATGGTTATATCAGCTAGATTCTAATAATAATGAAACAACTTTATGGACGCAAGTTCCTAATTTAGAAGGTAATAACATTATCTACAATAGTTTGAATCAAAATATCAGATCCATTTATCAAGTTATAACAAGAACTGGGGACATGGTTAGTTTACAATTTAGTGATGGAACGTTTGGTCAATTACCGTTAGGACAATTTAGAGCCTATTATCGTGTAAGTAATGGGCTGTCTTATCTTATTAATACACAGGATATACGAAGTGTTAATATTTCATTTCCGTATATTTCAGCATCAGGCCAAGCTGAAACGATCTCTATAACTTTAAATTTACAAACTAGTGTCTCTAATGCAACAAGTACTGAAACTAACGACAGTATCAAATCGAATGCACCTGCAACATACTATACGCAAAATCGTATGATCACAGGAGAAGATTACAACATTAGTCCATTATCTGCTACTACCCAAGTTGTAAAAGTTAAATCAATAAACCGTACGTCTAGTGGAATAAGTCGATATTTTGATCTTAAAGATCCAACTGGAGCATATAGTTCGACTATATTATATGGTAATGATGGTGTTCTTTACACAGAAGAAACGACACCACATATATCGTTCTCGTATCAGACTAAAGTAGATATAGAAGGAATCATTTATAATGATATTTTTACAATTCTTCAAAAAACGAGTCTAAGAAACTTTTATTACTCGAATTATTTGAATTATCTTACTACAAGTTTGTCTATTAATTGGAATAATGTAACAACTGATATCAATACATCGAGTGGATACATTACTGATATAAACAATAGTTCGACTATTTACAAAGTGGGATCTTATACAACAAACGATTTAAAATATTTTATTACAGGGGCATTGATTAAGTTTACAGCACCTGATGGATATTATTTCGATACAACTAATTTAAACAAGTTAGTAGCAGGAGTAGCTACAAAAGAAGGTTCTACTACGTCAATTTGGGCAAAAGTTGTAACAGTTACAGATGACGGTACCGCAACTAATAAAGGCGTATTATCTAACGGATTCGGACCAATTATATTAAATCAAGTTATACCAACCGGAGCTGTTCTTAATCAACTTATTCCAGCATGGGTAACAACAATTAGTAGTAGTGTTATAACAGCTATGATTGATTTGATTTTTGCAAACAATCCTTTCGGATTGAGTTATAATGCTGTTACTCAAACATGGAAAATTATTGTTGAATCTAATCTTGATACTGTTTCGAATTTTAGTCTTGCATCGCAAGGAGATTTAACAAACAAGCAACAAGATTCTAGTTGGTTGCTGTTGTTCACCACCGATAATGTAGTATATACAGTTACATCTAGGGAACAGCAATACGTATTCGAAAGTGATAAACAAATACAGTTCTATTTTGATAATGAACATAAGATATACGATCCTAGTTCAAATTCCATTATAAAAGATAGTATTACTATTTTAAGTATCAATACACAACCTGGTAGTACATTGCCGTTTAATTACGATTTGAAATGGGATATAGTGTCTAACTACATCGGTCTCGATGGTTATGTTGATAATTCAAAACTGATTATTTCATTTGCAGACAATGACAATAACGGTGTCGCCGATAACCCAGAATTATTTGTTGATATTGTTAATCCTAGTGTTCGTCAATATGCAACGGGAGTTATATCTGCTTATACTATTACAGTAGTATCGTCCGTTGACATAGTCCCAGGAATGAAAGTATCTGGAGTAGGAATAGGAATAGGAGCAATTGTAGTCAGTGTTGTCGGTACAGTTGTAACATTAAGCCAACCCAATTCTAGTATTATTGACAATGTAATATTATTTGATTTAAGAAACTTCATAATAGAACAGAAATATGCAATTAGTGATGGTCAAGAGGATTACACTTATGCAAGCAATAATAGTACTGTTATTATTTTAGATACACAGACGTTAATAGGGTCATTATCACAATATGTAGATGGACAATATTTTTACTTTGTTGATACTGATACTGTAGTTAAATTGAATTCGAAGTTATCTACACTTGAACCTACGTTAGACTATAAAGTTTATGAGGGGCGAGATACATTAAAATTCCAATACGTGCATAGTGCAAATTATGAATCAAGGATTGACCCAAGTCCGAGTAATATAATTGATGTATATGTGCTAACTTCTAATTACGATACTGCATTTAGACAGTGGTTAGCTAGCCCGTCAACTATAACTCAGCCGTTGCCGCCTGGCTCAGACGAACTATATGACTTACTTGCTTCTAAGTTAAATTTAGTAAAAGCGATATCGGATGAAGTGATATATCATTCAGCGAAGTATAAAGTTCTTTTTGGATCTAGTGCAAGTCCAGATGTGCAAGCATCATTTAAAGTTGTTAAAAATCCAGAACAAGTAAATTCAGATAATTATATTCAAACCAGTGTTACTAATGCAATTAATCAGTTTTTTGCATTAGAGAATTGGGATTTTGGAGATACATTTTACTTCTCGGAATTATCGGCTTATGTAATGCAACAATTATCGCCGAACATTACAAGTTTTGTAATAGTTCCTCGACAAGGCGGTGTTGGATTTGGAAATTTATTTGAAATTACATCTTTAAGCGATCAATTATTCATTAGCGGAGCAACAGTTAGAGACATTGACATAGTTGCAGGATTAACTCCGTCGATTATTAAAGCAATCGCAGGAACAACTACAAGTGATGTTACATCACAAAACATAACAAGCGCACCATACGGAGCAAATAATGGCTGATAACAGTAATCCAACTGGCAATACTTCGAATTTGAGTTCAAACTTTTTACCGGTATATTATCAAACTGATGCTAATAAGAAATTCTTACATGCAACATTTGATCAACTAATACAACCTGGAACCGCTAAGAAAATTAACGGTTATATTGGTCGTCAAAATGCAAAAGCGACAACAGGCAACGATATTTTTATCCAATCTCCTACTGATATACGACAAAATTATCAATTAGAACCTAGCTTTGCAGTTGAAGATGAGTTAGGTAATAATACATTTTTCAAAGATTATCAAGACTACATTAATCAAATCGATGTATTCGGCGGAAATGTGTTAAATCATAATCGATTAAATCAGCAAGAAATGTACAGTTGGGACCCACATATTAACTGGGATAAATTTGTAAATTTCCAGAATTACTATTGGTTGCCGTACGGACCTCATACTATACAGATTGCTGGCCAACAACAGACACTTATAAGCACATATGACGTAACAATACAAAATGAGTCAGGAGATAATGTTTATATATTTTCACCGAATGGAGTGTTAGGACTAACACCTAATCCGGTTGTTAAATTATATAAAGGTCAGACGTATAATTTTGATATTAGTAGTCCAGGAAATCCATTTTCGATTAAAACGAATAGAACTGGAGGATCGTTAAATCGATATACAACTGGAGTGATCGGAGAAGCGATTGAACAAGGAACTATTACATTCACTATACCGGCAGATGCACCTGCGACTTTGTACTATGTTAGTGAAACAAATCCAGATGCAGGAGGAGTATTTGAAATTTATGATATAACTGAAAATACTGCAATCGATGTTGAAAAAGAATTAATTGGAAAGAAAACATATCGTCTGTCTGATGGAACAGAATTGAGTAATGGAATGAAAGTTTCTTTCGTTGGTAATGTTACTCCGATTGACTATGCAAGCGGTAATTATTATGTCGAAGGAGTAGGTGTAGCAATTCAATTAATTAATGAAAAATCATTAGAAATCATTAGTTCGTATACAGTTTCTGAATCAGTACTATTTGATAATACACCATTTGATACGATGCCATTTAGTGACGCAGCGTCATTTCCGTTATACGCTGATTATGTTACTATCGGTAGATCTAGTCAAGACAGAAATCCATGGAGTCGTAATAATCGATGGTTCCACATTAGCGTAATAGAACAGAGTGCAGCATTTAATAATATCATACCGTCTGTTGATCAAGCCGCTAGAGCTACTCGACCGATTATTGAATTTGAACCGAACTTAAAACTATTTAATTTTGGAATAAACGCAATTACGGATGTTGATTTGATTGATACATTTACTACAGATGTATTTTCAAAAATAGAAGGTCAGCTGGGTTATAATATCGATGGAGTCGATCTGATTCAAGGACAGTTGATTTTATTTACAGCAGATACAGATGCATTAACTAATAACAAAATCTATCAGGTAAATTTTGTAACAATTGAAGGTACAAGAAAGATAAATTTGGTGTTACAAAATTCTCCCACTTTAAACGATGTTGTACTAGTTCGTTCAGGTAACGCAAATCAGGGACTAATGTATTGGTACAATGGAACCGCATGGGAGAAAACCCAACAAAAAACAGAATTGAACCAAGCTCCGTTATTCGATATAGTTGACGATAATGGAATAAGTTTTGGAGACACTTCTGTATATACAGGTTCAACATTTAAAGGCACTGGAATCTTTTCGTATAAAGTCGGTACAGGAACAAATGACACAATATTAGGATTTCCGTTATCTTACGGTAATATAAACAATATAGGTGATATTCTTTTCAACTTTAATTTAGCTACTGATTATTTCCAATATAAAGAAGTTTCAAATATTATTTCGGTAAACATTAATACTGGATATCTTATTATTACAAATAATAATGCAGTTACAAGTTATGTTAATGGATGGCAAAAATTCAATAGTACTAATTATCAAGCAGCGATTAGAATTTATAAAAATTCAGAATGGATTAATAATTTTCCTATAGATATTTTTGATAATATAAATGACTTAGAAGATTTAACAGTTATTGTATATGTAAATGGAATAAGACTAGATTCTTCTAAGTGGAGTTTCACTAGTGATTCGAAAAAAATTCGTAATCCACTATACAAACAAATTACATTAGATACTGATATTTCTCTTACAGATGTATTAACAATACGAGCTTTTGCAGCACAACCGATTAACAACAATGGTTATTACGAGATTCCATATAATCTTCAAAATAATCCGTTCAATGACCAAATAACAACTTTCTCTTTAGGAGAAGTAATTGATCATTTAAATTCTATTGTAGATAATCTGACTAATTTTTCAGGATCTAATCCGGGTCCTAATAATATTAGAGATTTAGGTAACATCACGCAATATGGTACAAAGTTTGTACAACACAGTGGTCCGATAAGTTTATCATTGTATCATGTTACTTCAGAAACAAATAATATTATTCGTGCAATTGAACAGTCTCGTGATGACTATAGTAGATTTAAACGAGCGTTCATAACAGCGGCAGAGTTGTTAGGAATTGATGCAGATGCATCGACTCAAGTTGATTTAATACTTCAAAAAATGAATAAGGATAAACCTAAAACATCTCCTTATTATTTTAGTGACATGGCGCCATATGGAGCAAGTATTGATACTAATTTTACAGTTATTGATTATAGAATTAAATCGTATCCATTATCGGCTCCGTTTACCCTCGATGCTCTTTCAACAAAAGCAGTTCTTGTTTATTTGAATGGTGTGCAATTGTTGCATGAACACGAATATACATTTGATACACAAGGATTTGTTATAGTTTCTGCTGAATTATCTAACGGAGACATTATTACAACACGTGAATTTGATAGTACAAATGGTTCGTTTATTCCAGCAACACCTACTAAATTAGGAATATGGCCAACATTCGATCCTAAAATTTATTATAACACATCTCTTGTAACTCCACAATGGATGATCCAAGGTCATGATGGCAGTCATACTGTATTATATGGTGATTATCGTGATGATATAATATTAGAATTAGAAAAACGAATTTATAACAACATTAAAGTCGAATACGATACATCTGTATTTGATATCTACGATATTATTCCTGGATATAATCGATCAACCAATTACAGTTCTTCAGAATTTAATAGTGTATTAGCTCCTAATTTTTATAAATGGGTATCACTTCTTGGTGTAGATTATTCGACAAATATCGGTTATAATAGTGATTTACCTTTGACATATAACTACAAAAATTTCGGACTTCCTAATGCAACAAGTTGTCCTGGTTATTGGCGCGGTCTCTATAACTGGGTTCTTGATACTGATAGTCCTGATAGAACACCTTGGGAAATGCTAGGATTCACAGATGAGCCTACTTGGTGGCAAGAAGTGTACGGGCCAGCACCATATACCAGCGACAATTTAGTAATGTGGCAAGATTTAACTGACGGCATAGTTAGACAGCCAGGCTCACCAATAAAAAAACTTTCTAAATTTGTTAGACCTGAATTAATTGATCGTATCCCAGTTGATAGTGATGGTAATTTATTAAACCCACTTGATGCCGGGTGGGCGTCTGGACCTGTAACATCAAGTATATCTGACGATTTTGTGTTCGGAGATTGCGGACCAGTAGAAGCATCGTGGCGTAATAGTTCTGATTATCCATTTAGCATCTTAATTACGGCAATGCTATTAACACCTGCCAATACATTTGGAATTTTACTAGATAGATCTCGTATTGTAAGAAATTTAGCAGGACAACTAATTTATTCAGAAACGGGTTTAAGAATTACTCCTACGAGTATAGTATTGCCGAACATATATTCTGATTCAGTAAGTGTGCAAACTGCTGGAATTATAAATTACATTGTTGATTATATAGTAGGATCTGATTTAACGACATATAAGCAATATAAGTATGATTTAAAGAATATTACTGCACAGTTAAGTTATAGAATAAGTGGATTCAGCAGTAAAAGTCAATTTAACTTTATCCTAGATTCTCGATCTCCTACTGCAACAGGAGGAGTTTTTATCCCTCAAGAAGACTATACTGTTATTCTTAATAATTCGTCTCCGATTAAGAAAATTTCATATAGCGGAGTAATTATTAGTAAATTGTCGGACGGATTCGAAGTTAAAGGGTATAGTCGAACAGAACCATATTTTGTATATTATCAATGGACTCGAGCAGGATCTTATATTAACGTCGGCGGTATATCCGAAGTATTCACTAACTGGACTGTTGGCCAAGAGTATTATGCAGGAACTATAGTAAAATATAATAATTCTTATTTTCGTGTGTTAAGCACAACAA